CTTGCCTTGTATGTAATTCATCTTTGAGTTTATAAACCTTTGACAGCATTTCATATCGAGTCAAGTTACCATGTGGCATAATTAAATATTCGGTTTAACCTGTCTATCTATAAACGATCTTCTTTTCTCCCAAGTATCTTTGTCACCATAAATATGACCTTTAATATGAGAAGGATTGATACACTTAGGATCTTCTACCATTCCGCAGACTAGATTCGATAGTGTTTCTGGGTCTCCTTTTTTACCCGTTGACCAGTAGTGTACTCCTTCTATCCATGTGGCCTGGCAACGAGGACATTTCTTCGTATCCATTTTATGTTTGTAGTGATACCGTAATACATATTTAATATAATACAAAGTTCTCATAAAATTCTCAGTTTCTAAATACACATATAATATGACAAAAGATAGTGAAAAAGTATTTCTTTATCTTTGGTATGTTCTTGATGACGGCACCAGCTAATGCCGATCTTACTCATAAAATTTCTTCTTCAGTTCAGCTCCAAGTCGATAGTGCGGCTTCTCAATCTCAGAGAATCGGTTCTCAATATTCTGTATCCGGGACTAACGTTACTCTGGATACTGCTGGTGGCTTGGGCGCTCTCACAGCAGGTTCTGCAGTGGGATATACAGCAGGTGACTATAGCATCACAACTGCAGGATCACCATTCTCCTTCACCGAAGCATTCCTTGAAGGTGATGCAACTCCAACGGCAACTACAATTACGGCGGGAGTTGCTCCAACTCTTCCCAATCTTGGGAATAGCACAACCACAGCTGGGGGTGTTGCTGGGGCTTTGGCTGGTACTATTACTTCGGCAGGAGTCGTGTCACTAACGGCAGGTGGTGCTGGAACAAGTGCTACAGGACAGTACATTTCTGAAGTCACTATGCGGTAATAGTCATGAAGAGAACAATCTTTATTGGATTGTTTCTTGGTATGATTCAGGGACTGTCTCAACCTGCTAATGCAGTCCCTGTTGTACCTAACTTTACTCAAGGTAGTATGACAAGCCATACTGAAACTACGAGTATTGTTCAGGAAACAATTAACTCAATGGATTACAACACAGGTTATCAATACACTGCCACTGGCTCTGGTATTACCGCATCAGGTAATTTATCTCCAGGCACAACATCAAATACAGTAACAATTGAAGGGGTGACTTCATCATGGACGGGAGTAGGATCAAGACCATCATTTGCGCTATCGACTCCAGGTGGAGCGTTTCAGTTCACAGAAACTTATCGCGGTCCTGGTTTAAGCAATCAAACGATTATCCAAAGAACAACGGAAATAGAAAGCGTAACCGATACAACTTCTATCTTCACTCAGTAATTAGTTTAGTATCTGCTAGTATGTTATCTCCAACGGTAGCATTAGCAAATAGTGTTGGTGGTGTTTCTGCAACTGCATCACCTGTTGCAAACTCCTCGGGTAGTGTTACTAACCAAGCCATTCAAGTCTTACAAGGTCCATACATTACAAATACCTATGGTGGAGGTATATCATGTCAAGGACCTACTCTTAATATCACACCGTTCGTAACTGGTTCTGCATCTGCAGCAAAACCTTATGAACCATACTTTAATGACCCAGTATATGATATGAGAGATTTAGACGAGGATGGTTCTCTAGATAACCCAGGAAGTATCCTGTATACGATTCCTACTAGAACTGGTCAGAAAGATAATTACAACCTCTCTCTAGGGTTCTCAGCAACCATATCACAACCATTAGATAGAAAGTTGCAACAACAATGTAAAGAAGCTGCAGCTGCAAATATTAATCTAATGAACCAAGCCGCAGCTAATAAAAGATTAGACTTTGAGATTGCAAGACTTAAAAACTGTGGTGAGTTAATGAAGGCTGGTATATACTTCCACCCTCAAAGTGAATACGCAAAGATATGTTCGGATGTTATCGTGACTAATCCTGGTGGAGTCATACCACAACATAGACATAGTATTCCAGCATCAACTAAAGCAGAAGACCTAGGTGGACCAATTGGAGGTTAACCAACATTTGTAGGTATGTGTCCTATATTTTCATAAATCCAACCGGTACAGATATATTTTAACCCCTCTGTTGGTGGATGACCTCGGTGTGCATATGTCCAGGTTGAAGGAAACAATATTAACTTACCAGCCTCTGGTGTTATATGTGTCCCATCATAAAATTCTGTGGTCCCTCCCACAGTAGTGTTTAGATACCAAAGAAATGTAATTATTCTACAGGTAACATGACCTCTAGGATTTACTTGTGCGATTGAATCGTGATGCCAAGTGTATCCAGTTTGTTCTGGTGTTGTTCTTTGTATTTGATATCCAGTGTCATATGACTTGACATTTGCATCAGTAATTCTGTCATTATAATATTTTTGAATGTATGGTGCTGTATATTCTTTAAGACTCTCATAAAATACTGCGTCTTCTTCCTTCCAATTAGGATTTGTATAAAAACATAAGTCAGTAGAATCTTTTATTTTTGTATCGAACCCTGCACCAGTTACTCCTGCAAATTTTCCAGAATCTTTTTCAAATTTTTCTATTACATGCTTACAAAAATCTTCATCTAATGTATTACGATGTTCTTCAAAAAAATCCATAATGTTATTTTGGTTTTACAACTGATTTTAGTTTTCTTATAGCTTCTGTTCTTTCACGTTGAAGATCTCTACGATCCTTTAATGATAAAACTTTAGGTTGCTTTCCCCTAAGAGTTGCAATTTTCTTAATTACTTTTTTGACAGTAGGTTTAACTATCTTCAGTAGTATATCTGCTAATGGTTTTGCAAGTAGTGCTGATGTTGTTGCGATAACCGCAATACCACCAACAGATGAAACTTCACCACCACTAGGAAGACCCGCAATAATTTGTTGAGGTATACCTACTGACTCTGTAATTTGAAGGCACTCGTTACCTATTAATTTATACTCAATAACTTTGTCTCTATAACCATTGACATATGTTCCTACAGGTTCTTTTGTATCTTGTACTTGTGTGGGACATTCTATTGCAGCAGTAACAACAGGTGGTGATGGAAGTTCTGGTAGTGGTGGTACTGTTGGTTCTGGGGTTTCTGTTTTTGGAATGTTTGGGACACCAGTTGGTATCATCCTGTTCGGTTCAAACTGAATAGGATTAAAACTAGGGACGCCAGAATCGCAAAACGTAAGTACTCCTCTCGGGTCATCTTGTAATAAATTATCGTTGGAACTATTTGACTCATGTGCTTCCACACACCCCGGCATATCAACAACTGGTGTTCCTATTACTGTTGTTACCGGAGCTATTGGGGGAAGAGATACCGTTGGTGATATCAAATAACTAGGGAGTTCAGGTATATCTAAACTCCTTATGTCTATCTCACGAATTTCCATCAGAATGGAAGTACTCCTCCGGTAGACTTAGGTGCTGAAGGAATAACACCACCAGTTGCACTAGGAAGTTCTGGCATTGCTGAGTCTACCATACCAGGAAGTGCACCTGTAATTGCTTCACCTGCAGCTGCAGCAACTTGATTCTTTACATTCTCAATAATAGAATCCTTATTGAGGTACACCGCAGTACCTCCTCCTACAATACCTGCAGTTCCTACAAAGGATAGTACTGCCAGAATGTTAATTACTTTTTGCATCTTAACCTTTACCTCTTGTTATAGGCCATGTTATATGTAGACCATAACAAAGTATAGTTATAAACCCGAACACAAATAGAGATGCCATATTAATCCTGATGAATATTACAAGTTAGTTCACATGTCTCTCCACCAAACTCGGAGTCTGGAATGAAACCATCTGAACCACAGACTGCACTTCTACACCATCGTGCCGTTGGCCCTACGGATTTCTCTGAGTGCTTCGAGATCCATGTTTTTTGTTCCGCCATCATAGGCATGTGCATATCCTTCCGTAATCATTTGTTCATTGAGCGACAAAAGTTCATCCCCGATATAAAGCCAACCGAGAAGACGACCATATTTCCCGACGCCACCAACAAGTTCAGTCCTAACAGACAACTCATCATCACCATTGATGGCGCCTTCCAGTTTTTCTTTGAGCCAGTTGGTTGCTTCGATTCCAAGAGCCTTCTCCTCTAGATTTCTCGTTCTTTTCTCCGGTGTATCAACTCCTGCAACTCTAACTCTTTCTTTCTTGTATAAGTCAAACCCAAGATCAATGGTAACGTCAATAGTGTCACCATCAAGAACACGATTGATCTCCGTGACTCGGAAGTTGTAGCAGCTCTTCCTGCTCGGTGGTGTCATTGCTCCCATCGTTTAACTCTGTATAGGATATCTTTAATATGTATATGACATACCCTAATGCTAATCCGACCGCAAGTATCACAGATATAATTACTGACCACACAGGATCATTTACATTGACGTGGGGACTAAGTAGTAAGTTCATTTATTAAATGGCGCCCAGTGTTGCCAATTATATTTGTGGACTGCCCACATTCCTAGGACAGGAACAACGATTAATATAAAACTCAAACTCCCAACACCCCATGGGTTATTGAGTGTGGCAGAAGCAAAGTGTGCTGCCTTCAGTGCTATATGACTCATACATATTCTCCCCAGATTTCCCAGTTGTCTCTGAAATAAAAATCAATAGAAGTCAAACTTCCTGCAGGATGTTCTTCTTCAGTCTTTGCCCACTTCGTACAGAACCTAGTAATGTCAGGTGAAGTTCTCACTCTATTGACACCATACATTCTAGAGAATGAACTCATTGCAAAATCAAATCTTGTCTTGAAATTAGTTTCCATGACTTAGTTTTTCCTCATATTTTTTGACGATAGTCATTACTTGTTTCCTATCAGTTCCACATGGAGCATTCTTTAAACAAAGTAAAATCAATTGTTCTTCAGTGATTGTTGGTTTAATAGTAAACCCCCACTTGTCAAGTTCACCTTCAACAGGTGCTTCACAAGGGTCGAATTCATGTGCCATATTAATCTACGTGAATGTGACCAATCATTCCAGCACCTTGATGCGGACCACAGAAGAAGTCATAGTCTCCTGCATCAGCAAATTTAATATCTTGTGATTCACCTGGTGTAAACATCAGAGACTCTCTAGAAAGATCTGCACGACCTTCTACAATAATATTATGTGGTGGCAACATTCCATTTACAAAATGAAGTGTTTCACCAGCACTAATACTAATATTATCTGGATCGAATACAAGATTTCCATTGGAACCCATAGTAACATCTACAGCATAAGCCATCTTCGGCAAGAAGAAAACCATTGCTGCTACAGTAGCAAGAATCATTAAACGGATAAACTTCATTGTAGTTTAATCAACTACACTAGTTATACATGATACTGTTTTTTTATCAACCTATTGTTATGGGTTCCTAATATCTATTTTTACTTAGGATCTAGTGTAGATCTAACAGGTGGTCCATCAGTTTTGATAACAATTGGAGCCTGTTCTAATCTGATTGTTTGTGATGGTGCAGTCCTTCCTGCCGCCTCAATTAGTCTCTCAACATCTGCCTTTGAGATACCACCACCACCACCACCATTACCACCACCTTCTCCAGCCTTCTTCGCAGCCTGTACACCGAACGTTGCGAGCACTCCAGTAAAGACAGATGCAATGAATGTTGGGTCTAGTTTCTGTTCGGGGATTCCAAGTGCTGGGGGTAACTGAATGTACGCCAGTGTGAGTATTCCGCCAGACCAAACAAGAATGCCAAGCCTAACAAAAGTAGACAAAATTTCAAGCTGTTCTTGTTTATCATCTGTTGCTTCCTTTATCCTACCTAGAAATCCTTTTTTCTTTACCTGTTCTTCGGGTTTCTTTTCCACAGGACACCTAGATCACTCAAAATATTTATAAAAAAAGGACCCCTTATTGGGATCCTTGATATACTGGGGTCATCATACCTTGATCTGGTCCATCGTCATCATCTCCAGGTGTTGTAATGATATAGACTACGACAAATGCAACCATTAGTCCTAGGTATACGTTCACCAAATACCTGGAATGATCTGACCTGTCAATGCGTATGCACCAATTGCTGCAACGACACCGAGCATTGCGGCCCAACCATTAATACGTTCTGCGTTTTCGTTCATTGTTCTTGCTCCTGTGTTTTGTTGTAAATAACGACTCTGCCATTTTCGTGGATAAAAATTAATTCATCCTCATGCCCCCAGCAGAGTTCTTCGTATAGGGCATTCAGTCTCTCCATGTCTTCATAGAGTTGATTGGGATTAGACATCAATAAAGACTCTCTTCCTGTTCAGTCAAGACTACACAATCGCTAGTAGG